GAGAATAGTCAATAACAATCATTTAATAACTCTCACAATAATACATTCATCGTTGATACGACCAGTTACATCGTACCCCTTGGTTGTGAGATCGGAAAGAAGCTTACGCAACTTCACCTTACTGGCATCTAGTAATACTTTAAGGAACGCTTCCGGACGACGAATAGAACGACATTCACTCATATCCGGATCATAGTTCTGTAAGGTAGAACCTTTTACCTGAATGCCTTGTACAGAATCTGAACGATAGGCAGCCAATCTCTTATACTTAACATTATATACCCATACCTGGGAGGCTCCAACCATCTCTGAAGGATTAACTGACTTAATACCCAATTCAGTATCTTCTTTTTTAAACTTAATCCTAGCTACTTGCACGGCAGGAGGCTTGACCTTAGTTACTCTAGGTTTACGATTAGCTTTCTTAAACTGAGTATACTTTTCAAGATCGACTATAAATGCACCGAACATTTTAACAAGGTTAGCTTGTTGTCGGCGACTGATATTAGAATACCCATCCTTTGTATCTTTATCTGTAGTCTTATATACATCGGTAAATTCCATACCGCGTTTACGAGCCCATTCGTCAATATCTTTACAATATGGCTTAGGAATAGAGTTAGCCTGGAGATAATTATAGAGATCAAACTCCTTATCTTCTTTGAGAAAGGCATCTACAGCACCTTCCAGATCCCCGATTACCTCTGCAATTTTATCTTGCATATAATCACGAACGGAAGGACGAGCTGGTTTAGCTTCTACCACTTTAATTACTTGCTTAGTAGTACTAAGGTTAATAATATAACTATCTAGATCTTCTATGTGCCGAGACAATAACGTATTACCATTTAGCAAAATACGGGATAACCAACCGTATGTAAGATTAATCTCGTTATCTGGTACCTGATCAATATCAACGGCCATACCTTTATGTTTAATATATGTCTTTAAGTATAGACGTGCATCTTTTTTATCTCTATCTTGATTATAGAAATTAAAAGCACGAGAAAGCGCTGACTTATAATTAACTAAGTCTGGAGTAATACCGAGAGGCTCGGTTACAATAACTCTACTCATAGACCATCACCTAGGTTAAATCTAATTTCAGTAACAGCATCATAACGAAATGACCGCCATTCCTTCTTATCTATATCATAAACCGGGCAAGTATCCTCACTAACGGTCTTAACTCGATCGGTTTTCTTTTCATACTCTAACGTCTTACCTTCTTGCAAGGTACAATTCATAATACGAATAGAACCATCTTTCTTACGAAAATGGATATTAACATAATGCATACGCAACACCCCACCTAACCATTCACGAAATACTTTTCGCTCTTCTTCATTTGCATTACTATAGTAGGTAGGTTCGTAACCATACGCGGCAACTTGATTCATAATTAACTTCCAGTTCTCAAAAATAATGTCTTACCGTCAGGTGACTTTTGAAAGTCTTCGATAAAGACATGATGCTTATCATCTGATTCAATTATAGCTTTATCCGCCGCATACCACAAGTCCCACCACTTAAGGTTACCTCCTGGTAAAGGAATCGAAACGGCTCGCTCATGACCCCAGTGATCTTTATACACCAGGTTTTCAGCCTCTAAATTAGAGAGATCGTACATACTACTTATTTCGTATATAGACCAAATAGATTTAAAACTTGCATCTTCTTTAATCTTATCAAAATAATTAAACTTAGTATCAAAATCGTCACTCATATAATCTCCTGAACATACGTTATTATAACATAGAACAGAGTTACGGTCAAGCGTTACGTAACGGTCTAAGATGTGATTTATTTACTTTACAGCTAATCCATGAATTATACCAGGCGTTACTGTCTTCGAGTACAGCATGTAACATTTGCTCCTTGGCTTCCAAGTAGTTAGTTACGCCTTTAGATGGGCACAGATGAATTATTGTGCGTTTGAAATTGTGCTCACCGATGTTTGCAATATCGGTTTTGAGCTCATCAGAAGAACTCCAATACGTTTTCCAGTCTGATTCGACTTTGTAAGATTTACGTTTCTTATTAACTTGCTTTCGCTTGATAGACCAGAAAAACTTTTTACCGATGTATTTCCTACCAGATAACAAGTTTTCGATAATGTAGACAAATCCATAATATTCTCCAGGTTCATAATAAGGTTCACCATTGTATAGCCAATCGGTCATTCGTAATCGTCCGATTCCTCTTCCTCTTCATTATCAATTTCACCACCACAAAACGGGCAGAAATTTACTTCATAATAAGAGTCATCAAGAGAATGTTTAATTTTAAAATCTGCGTCACAACTACCGCAGTTATAATGGTTATTTGCCATCTTTTTTTATTTTTCCTTTTTCAGCTTCATAGACTCTATTTCTAAGATCAGTACTGCTGAAGCTGTGATCTCTTCTATTATAATAGAAATCTATACCCCTGTTGAGACATATGTCCTTACCCGTAAACGGCTTATCCTTATACTCAATGCCTAAAATACGCACATTAATAGGTAAAGTTTTTAAAATATCATCAAGATCTTTTTCAGTAGTATAAACAATTACTTCATCTACATACTTACATGCTTTGACCTGTATCTGTCTTTCAACAATACTTTGAATAGGTTTATTTTTTGTATCAGGTCTGTCTATAGTAGGGTCTGTTTGAATGGCAACTATAAGGTAGTCACACATACGTTTAGCCTCCTCTAGCATAACAACATGCCCGGCATGAAATAAATCAAACGTACTGGCTGTAAGCCCTACCTTATACTTGCTCAACTTCAACCCCACCTTTATTTAAAAAGTCTATACCGGTTGACTCACGGTATGTATGACGATAATATACTTTACTTATACCTGATTGATATATCAGTTTTGCACAGTCGATGCAAGGGGCGTGAGTGATAAACATTGTCGCATCTAACCCTGACTCGGTTGTTCTTGCAAGCTTTGCAATAGCGTTAGTTTCTGCATGCAATACTTCAGGTTTAGACTTATTGTTTTCATCTTCACAAACATTATCCCAACCTGAAGGCATACCGTTGTACCCAATGCTTATAACCCTATTGTCTTTTACAACAATAGCTCCAACCTGTAATCTTTTAGCACTAGACAAAGTAGCGTAAGTTTCAGCTACTTTCATATGCGCATCAATGTATTTTTGATTCATTATAAAATATATTTTCTAATAATATCTGTACTTTCAGGTTTCACAAAAGCCCCTAAACTTAAAACTACCCTATCTCTAGTACCGTAAACAACTGTTGAGCTGTGTAACCAGTCTGATGCAATGTTTAACCATGCTTCATCCTCCTCTATGGTGTATACAGTTTCATTAATAACAGGCATACCACCATTAACGGGCTTTTGTACTAAAAAATTAACTCTAACATGATCCCAGCCTTCTTTACTTTTAGGGTCTTTATGGGGGTGAACGTTGCCTCCTGCGCTATTAACTCCTAAAAAATTATTAAACAATTCTTCTTCTTTAAAATCAATAGCGCCAAGTTTTTTAAAAATATAATGACTGTATTCCTTGATAACATGCGCAAGAGGTAAATCATATTTACCTATAGTACAAAATTTTCTGTTACAAGTATTACCTGTTGTATTTACAGTCCAATACTTAGGATCAGAAGATTCTTTAAAAAAAAGAATATCATTTTTAAGTTGGCTATCAAGTAAGACTGGTAGTTTTATATTCATTATATTATTTGTTCCATTTTCCAAGAGGACACTCTGAGCTAGGTAATAACGCTTTAATGTCTAAAATACAGCAGCACTCTTTACAAAACATAGGAGATGCAAAACGATCACACGTCTTGCAAATCTCTATTCTAATTTCTCTAACTTTTAAGCTGCCCGGCCCCATACATCGTCCCATGAACCGGTGTGTGCGGCTTTAGCATAATCAGTAGCGCGGTTTTCAAAGAAGTTAGTATGAGTAGGTGCATTAATCATTTCTTCAACCCAAGGCAAAGGATTCTTTTTAACCTTCATAATACCTTTAAGACCAAGACTAATAAGGCGACGGTCAGCAATATAGCGGATATAACGTTTAACGTCACCAGCGTCCAAATCAGCCATAGAGCCCAGGCTGAATGCCAAATCAATAAATTTGTCTTCGAGTTCAACCATTCGTTCAGCAATCGTGTAAAGCTGTCCTTTAAGTTCGTCGTTCCAAATCTCCGGATTTTCTTGAATGTAAGTTCTGAATAATTTAATCATAGACTCACAGTGCTGGGTTTCATCCACGATAGACCAGGTTACAATCTGCCCCATACCTTTCATTTTACCATGACGTGGGAAGTTTAACAACATAATAAAAGAACTAAACAGCTGCATACCTTCGGTAAAGGCAGAGAAGACAGCAATGTGTTTGGCAGTATTTTCTTTAGTTGAGTTCTGATGAGATATATCTAAAACATAGTCGTGCTTTTCTTTCATCTCTGCATACTCCATAAACTCATTGTACATAGTTTCTGGAAGACCAATTGTTTCAATTAGGTGTGAATATGCGGCAATGTGAAGAGCTTCCCGAGCGGCAAAACCTAGTAACATCATTCTGACTTCTGGCTGTGGAAAGTATGGAAGATAATTATTTACATACCCCCCAGCTACGTCAATATCTCCTTGAGTAAAGAATCTAAAGATGTTAGTAAGGAAGGTTTTTTCTTCTTGAGTTAGTTTCTTCTTCCAGTCTTTAACATCTTCTACCATCGGTACTTCGGTATGAAGCCAGTGGCTTTGCTCATGCTTTAACCAGGCATCATAGGCCCATGGATAGTTAAAAGGTTTAAACGATGTACGCTCATCTGTAAGTCTACTGGTTAATTTCTTTGTCATTTTTATCCTTCGCAGGCGATACAAACATCGCCGTCTATAATTGCTTTCATATCTAACTCTTTAATTACTTCTCGTTCGATACGTTTTGATACTTTATCTGCTTTACCAATCTTCTCACTACGGCAATAATACAAGGTCTTAAGTCCTGACTTCCAGGCAAGGAAATGCACTGCATGTAAGTACTTAATGTTAACGTCCGGTCTAAAGAATAGATTAAGTGACTGGGCTTGATCAATATACTCTTGTCTATCGGCAGCGTGCTGTACTAACCAACGCTGATCAATCTCCATTGAGGTCTTAAATACATCCTTTGTCCAGTCATCCATCCAGGTAAGGTGTTGAACTGAACCATCATTGGCAATAATACTCGACCAGATTTCATTATAATCATCTTGTGATACTAAATCACTATCCCCGGAGAGATGTTTTTGGATAACCCTATCTAACCATTTGTTTTTAGTCAGGTGAGACCCGGAAAGAGTATCTTGACGATAGGCATTAGCACGGTATGGCTCGATACTAGGAGAAGTATTACCCATGATAATTGAACTAGAAGCATTAGGAGCAATAGCCATA